TTATTGCCGTATACTAAACCCGCAGCGTTAAGGTCTTGAACTAATTTTGCAACTTCAGGTGCATGGACTTCCGCATATCGCCCTAGACCTCCATAGACACTACCAAAACCTGCTTTGGCATTTCGCCGCGCAGCGTCTAAATAGCCGGAATAGGGCGGGGAATATGGTTCTAATGAATCAAGCACATCTTGCGTCGAAGATTTCGTATTACTATTTTCAGGTAAAGAATTAAGTATATCATCCTCATTAGCCACTAAGTCCACCTCCTAATAGACCCAACTATCAAATCTATTTCCGTAGCCTTTTTCTCGTAGTTTCTGTTTAATAACATCCGCGGAAATATTAGATGCTTTACACTGATCAATCCAATCTGCTACTTTTTGTTCAGACCCCGATGGTTGATACGAAGACTGGCTCGCTGTAGACGTTTGCGGAAGTTTTATGCCCATCGTATTCGCTAATGTAGAATTTAATAGATTAAAGTTTGTATTTGTATCCTCCATTTTCTTTTGTAATTGAGCAATATTATCTTTATCCGATTGGGTGAGCATTCCATTTCCGGCCTTAACAATCGAATTGATCTCGTTTTGATACCCTGCTATCTGGGCCTTATAGCTATTTGCCATTCCAGCTATATCTTCAAGTTGCTTTAATCCATATTGTTTAATCTGATAATCTTTTTCGTTATTAAATCTATCCCGCGCTAATTGATAATTCAAATTAAACTGTCTATCACTTTGATCCATTTTAGCATCAAACTGATCTTTATTCTGTTTTAAAGTGTCTTGACGATCTTGATGTGTCAATACCTCACCAGGTGTACTACTCTTTACAAAGAAAGGCCCAGGGGAGAATGTAGGCGTACTGCCAAAGGGGTCCGTGCCAACCGCATGAAAATTAACAGTACCGCCAGTATCAGTCTTTTCCACTTGATACTTGGGCGCAAAGTCTTGCGCTATTTTTATCCCATTGTTGCCCATTCCCATGCCAAGTGCCCTTCTTGCGGCTTCTCTAGTATCACCTTGAGGAGATAACAAAATTGACATATATTTATTTTGTATATCACTGGTTTGTTTTTCTATAAGTGGCTGCAGTTTGGCTATGGTATCGGCACCTAATCCCGCTTTTACTAGCTGTGCCATAGCATCCGTTGTATAAATGGTTGGATTAAAGTTTTTTATAGCCTCTCCATAGGCCGCCCCTTTAGCGAGGTTTGCTATAGCCGGGTCTTTCGCCACATCCTCTAAGGTAATATTATATTTATTATCCACTGCATTCTTTATCGCATCGGTTGCACTTTTCGGTAATAGTCCCTGATTGGTATTATAATTGCCGTCAATACCGATTACCGATTTACCATACGTCCCGAGTAGAATGGGGTTAAACATGGAATTTTTGGCCCATTCCGCATTAGAGTGAGCATCTTCCATGTTTTTTTGTAACTCGGAGGCTCTGGCCTGTAATCCTTGCACATCCGTATTTACGTCTGGATTAGCAAGTTTGGCATTAATACTATCCAGCTCATTTTTCGCGTTATCATAGGTAGCTTTGGCATTGTCAATTGCTTGTATAGCCGAAGTAGCCGCCGGAGCTTGCGTCGACAAATCGGCTTTAACGTTGTTATTATTTTGAATAAATTGGTTAACGTCATCATTGGCACCAAGGCCGGTTAAATCCACGCCTTTCTTACTCAATAACCCCCTGGTATAATCGGCCTTTTGATGAAGTCCGTCTAATTGATTTTGCAAATTTGTTTTCTGCTGATTTAGCGCATTTAATGCATTCTGATCCGAAGTTCCAGCTATTTGATTATTTATATCCGTTAATTTATTATTGGTGATTACCCAGTTATTTTGTAAATCGGCAAGACTGTTGACTCCATTCATTCCCACTAAACCTTTCATACCGGAAATCTGGTCAGCCGCCGCCGTGATTTGATCATTGGTTGGCGTAGGATTTAATGCCGGGTTTGCCTGATTGGATATTATCCCTAACCCTTTAGCCAACGCTTCATTCTGCGCTTTTGCATCAAGAAGTTGACCCATTTTATTGCCTATGGCTGTACCAAGATTACCCCAACGATCTTGCGAAGGTTCAAATTGCACCTGCCCCATACATTCACCCCCCTATCCCAAACCGAACATTTTCAGTAAGGCTGCACTTCCCGCATTCGAACCAGCTAAACTTCCTAGCAAGCCGCTACTGGCACCTGTCTGCACGGTCTGATAGGGTGTAGCCGCCTGGAAGTTCCGTTCCGTGGTATACCCTTGTTGTAGTGGTGTCGTCATACTCTCACCAGCGGAGATTAGTCCAGTACCTAGTCCGGACGCATTATTATAATTTTGCTGATGGGCCGCTAAGAGCTGTTGGTTGCCTGTACTTTGAACATTAGAAGCCGTATCGCTAAACTGCGTAGAATCAATGGTGCCGTTACCTGCCGCCCTGGCCAGTGCCGACCCGAAATTTTTATTTGTATTGGTGTTAATAATTTGGCTGTCAGCAGCATCCGCGCTCTTTACCTGTGAGTTTGTCCCGTTGTTATATAAATCGGTAAGATACTGTGTGCCTTTATTAATAAGTCCCTGCCCCTGGTTATACTCTTTGGTGGCTCCACTGAAAAATGTATTTCCAGAGTTCGTTCCCCATGTAGATAAGGGCCGCAAGTTATCATACTGCGTAGTAGAGCCACTTGAACCCAAAAGGAAATTACTTACTCCACTCATGAGCTATACCTCCTTTTCCATAATGAAGCCGACAATGTGATACCCATATTTACGGATGAATCCAAACGGTTTTCTGTATGTACCGAACTTAATTTTCTTACAACCTAATTCCCGCGTTTTTTCCTGCAAGAAGTTATCCCAGTACCGCCCATCCCCGGTTACATCGCCAGCCATAATCGTATCGCCATCCTGTTTCCAAATACAAAACCCTTTTTCTTCATCAAACTCAAAGTTTGAATCAGGAAAAGGGTTAAATTTATGGCCTAATTTCGCTTCATAAAACTGTAGCCATTTCTTTTTCGTCATGAAGTTTTACCATCCGTAGTTGTCGTTGTGGTAGTCGTTTGTTGAGGTGTTTTATCAATTAAATCACCATTCATAAAAGAAAGGTTTGCTGTATTCACTTCTTTGGCGTAATCCTTTATGGTTGGATTACTTCTCTCCTCCAAAACTGTTTCCAAAGGTTTATGAGTAAAGGCTCCGATACATTTTCCGCGCGAGTTAAAGGCATACCACATGAAACCACTTCCTTTTACATTTAATTACAGGACATTTAGAATAGTTATCGAAGATATTTAAAAGGCTAAAAAATTCAGCTATATGATCCGTTGGTTCAAATAGCAGCAAACTATAGTCAAAGGATAAGAAAGAAATGCATTTTACAGGGAGAATAATTGGTATAACGCTTATAGCGCTACTTGCTTTGGGAATTAGGATATATGCTTACATCTATTTTGACTTTCCACTTAGTGCGCCACCCATCGTAGGAGTTATTTGTTGTTTTATTGCTTGGTGGATGGGCAATCAGTATGATAAAGCTAAATTTTATTCAGAAAAAGACAGTTTGACGGGACTTTATAATCGGCGATTTATTGATAAGCTTTTTCCGACCCTTTTAGCTCAAATGGACAGAAGAAAAGCGAAATTAAGCATAAGCATATTAGATTGTGATAACTTTAAAGTCATTAATGATATGTATGGACATAAAAAAGGGGATTTGGTACTCCAAGAATTCTCAAGTTTACTTTTGTCTAAAACTCGAAAAAGTGATATAGTTGTTCGATGGGGCGGAGATGAATTTTTAATTGTTGCCCCTTTTGCCGATGAGAAACACACGGAAGTAATTATTGGTCGATATACACATGCGTTACAAGAACTATCCTCAAAATTACAGTTAGAAATTTCCTGTTCAAGTGGATATGCGATATATCCTACAGATGCGAAAGATATGGAAAGCCTAATACAAATTGCAGATAGGAAGATGTATAACCATAAGATAGGATCAAGGGGAAAACTAACTTAAACGAACGAGGGTTCCGCAACTTAGCGGTATCCTCGTTTTTTTCCAATAGTCAACTAATCTCTATACTTCTATCCCGGCAACAGTTCGCCCGCTGCCACCCACTACCTTTAAGCTGCATCTTAAAGGTATGCGTGCCAGCAGCTAAACTCAAGGATTGACTGATAGATCTGCTATAAATCTTACCCGCTGCTAACCGTGCCGCCCATATATCTTCCGTTACAGTATAACCACCACTACTCCCGGAATTCCAACCTGTAGTCTGGTAAAAATAGCAGGCTTGCGTTTCGTCATCCACCAGCACCCGCCCTTCTACATGTGAATCACCATCATCATTATAGAATTTTATCGCATACTCAATCGTGATGGTTCGGTTTTCCGGTAAGACTACGCTTAAGCTACTCGACACATCCGTCCAACTTCCCCAAAAGCCATCGGTATATAGATTGGTTTTGGATAAATTGAGATAACCATCATTGCTATTCGCTACGGCGTAGGTAGTGCTGCTTTTAATGATTCTTAAATTCGAGGCATTATCGCTATCCACATCACAAAGTCTGGCATATAGGACTTCATTATCATTATCTTTATCCCTGACACAAATATAGGTACTTCCCACATAAAACACATCGCTATATAACGGTATGGTATATGTGGTATCGTCTTTTAAGTAATATATCTTCTTGCTCGTAGACGTTGCCGTCACTTTTCGTTTGGTATCCACATAGATACTTACGGCATTCTTGTTTTGCCGGAGCGTATCCACATTAATAGAGACGGATTTTTTTATTTGCCTGAGTGTATCCGATTTTATCGAGACTGACGTTGACATACCATCACCTGCCTTACGAAGTCGCTACTATGGTCGTTGCCACATTAAAATTAACGGTCTTATCATGCAACGTCAATTCGCTGGAAGCGGATTTGTATTTTGCATAAAACAGGGTATTGGTTACTGTAATCGTACTGGTAATGGTTAATGCCGCTCCATAATCCTTCCAGGTAGACCCGTCAGCCGATAAGGCCCAATAACTTGAGGTAGTGCCGTCCGGAGTAATAACGGTACTACCTGTTGTTTCATAGCCGGTTTCCGTTCGTATCGCCAAAGTAATCGTCCCGGACTCATTACCAGCCGTTACGCTGCTAGAATAGGTGATCGGGCTGGATTCATTCGCCACGCTTTTCACCGTGGCTGAGGAACTATGCGCAACCGTTAGCGCATCCGAAAGGGTAATGATATTGGTATCATAGTCCAAGCTGGATATGGTCGCTATTTCCGAATCAATTTTAATTTTTAACCCTGTATAAAAATTTGTAGCGTCATCTACCGTGATTGTCGTTTCGCTAATCGCGGCAGCTGACGCTAATGTTGTTGAAATCTCTTCACTTACTTCTGTGCCGTCCGTACCGCCGGACGTTGGGCTATCGGTATACACATGAATATACAATGTATGCCCCTCCTTTCTACGCTATCCAGATATTGCCCCCGCAATTGGAGGTGGGAATATTGTAAGCCGTCCCGGTTGTATCCACCGTCAGATTGCCTTCCGAATCTAATACCGGCAAATTATTGGCCGTATTAGTGGCGTGATACCCGTCCACCTTATCCGCATCGAAGTTTTCCAATAGCGTAGGAACTTGCGTATCCAAAAGATTATTTAAGCAGGCATAAATATGTTCAATTTCTTTTTTCAATTTTTCGGCTTGGGTATACTCATTATCTCCGTCTTCACTATCATGTTCCAATGGATATAAAGGTGAATAACTCATATGATCTCCCCCTTTACAGTTCCGCTATTACTAACGAAATATTTCTGATTTTCACTAGGCCTTTAGTAACCTTAATTGTTATATCGAAATCAGTTACATTAAAATTCGGTTTACGGTCAATTACCACTAATCCATTCACCCATATTGGCGAGTTGCTATTATAGACTGCATCTGTATTGTTATATATAGAGGGTGAGTTAGAGGTTAATGTTATCGTTTCCTCATACTTGCCAATCTTGATGTAACAAATCGTATCCTTGATGCAGTAAAACTCCATATGAATGCGGCTGATGTTAAATTCATTATCATTTCGAAACCGTTTGGATTTATAGACCGAGGTAACATAGTCCTCATCTTCTTTATCACTTAAGGGATTTAAGAGATAAATGGATGAGCCCATAGCAACATACACGGCGTTTTGAAACGTGGCTATGTCGTTGATTGGGCTATTAAACTTTCGGACGCTGTAGGCATTCCGCAAAAAGTTATATACATAAATGGTGCCGCTGTTATCTACTTTAAGCCAAAGTTGTTTTAAAGAAGGTAAATACCACATCCGAGCTGCTGCATTATTGCAGGCAATCTTATCGATCTTGGCCCCAATGTCACTGGCTTTTACCGAACCGTATTCAACAACGGTCCCTAAATCTTTAAGGCCGTACTGCCCATAAAAATAAGCATTATTTCCCGACTGTACCGCGCAAAAGCGGTTCTGACAGTGGGCATTATCGCTGACGCTATATACGGATTGATTGGGGTAATCGCCTTCGATACGAAATATCTTTCCATTATTTTTAAAGACAACAATATCCGCACTGAGCATGACAACCGCGGTAATAAATCCGTCATCCTTATAACCTATCTTCACCTTTGCCGCATCACTATCTGTATGGGTATACGTGGTGCTGTTCGTTGTCGGCGGATCTGTGCCGAGGTTATAGGTCGAGCCGTCATCCGTCCATGACGTGTCGGTGGTGGTTTTGAGGAGCGTGAGTTCCTCCTCCGTCCGGCCGTAGATTTTATATTTCACCGCATCGGTAATCGCTGACCAGCTTAGTTTTACACCACCGGTTTCCGTCAGGGTAATTTCCTGCACTTCCGAAGCGGCGGTTTCCGCATATACCGGATCACTACCGGCGGTAGCCGTATTTTTTACCGCTGATACTTTGTATTGATATATCCCCGAACCTTCTTCGTTATTGATCACAGTCCCCAGGGCTTCGGTGTCCCCATAATCATAGACTAACTGATCTTTAGACCCGCGTTTATTAGCGGTAAAGGTCAGCACATTACTGCTTCTCGCAACAGTCCAGCCGTCATAATCATTCCCGGTAGCAATCTTTTGGGCTACGGTAGAAGCTGAATCATCTTCATCTATAGAAACGGTATAGGCTGTATCTCCATCAAAGGTGAGAGTAACATCCCCTGCGGCAGACGCGGAATCGTAAATAGTTAGTACATCCACATGATAAGCTGTCTCTAAAGAGCCATCCGTAGTTGCCGCCAGAGTAATTTTTGTCGGGTTGGTTATACCTGAAGCACTGGCAAATATCCAGTCGGTTATATCCCCAATTCCGCAGTAATAGAAATAGTCGTTTTTGGCATTGTAGACGATCACCCGGCCATCTTTAACAAAGGCGGCGTCCGCCTCCGGGGCATCATCATCGTCAAGTGTCTGCAATCCGCTGTCTGTATCCTTTTTATCGTAATATTGAATGGCCCCGCCGGAACACACCACTATCTTTTTATCAAAACGGCAGTAGCTAGGAAGTTTACTTCCTGATAAGGTATAGGTCGCTAAGATACTGGATAGGTCGGTTATATATAAACTCCCGCTGCTCGAAAAAAACAAATCGCCGTCTCCTTTAGAAAACAGCGTTTCAATGTCTCCACCCGAGAAGGTATATACTTTTCGAAGGCCGCCGCTGGATACCAGCATCCCGGAGGAATTCAGTTCAAAGTTTTCTAACCGCTGGGATTCTGTTTGTCCTAATTGGTCCGGTGTTACCGCATAGTTAAGGCCGCCAGTAAAATCATTGATGGTAAGCACCGTTTCGTTATCATGTTTAGCTGACCGCTTCATTAGCTGCCACCACCTTGCAGTAAGCCCAGGTGTTTTTCAAACAAGGCAATGTCTTGGGTTGCATCAAACTCATTCCGGTTCAAAGCGTATATGGCCGTTAGTTCTATAAGTAAAGGGTCAATGCTGGCCTTGAATGGGTTGCTGTCTGTAGTTACGCTCACATGGTCTTTCGTAGCATAATACCTCATGGTTGCTGTGGATCCTGATAACGTTTTGATGGTATCGCCCTCCATGTAAAGCATTTGAGCGCCTACGAAACTATCAAAGTTATCCGGTTTGGTTATGCTTCCGTCTGCGACTTCCTTAGAAGCAATCATTTCAGCATCGTTGATACGGATTAAAAATGAGGACATATAGTCTATGGCCTCATTTAAACAATCAATGAGTTCTTCGTTAGGGTACTCCGTGGTTGTTGTATCCCGGATTTTCTTTCTTACGGCGGAAAGTAAGGTACTAACTTTTGTCGCCATTCACTACACCTGCCTTGCCTGCGTCATCATATCATTCAGTTGCTTTAGCATTACCGAATCCTGATCGATGGTTTTTCCCATTTTATTAATGGCGGCTATAGCCGCATACTGCACCAGGACATTTTTATATTGGTCGGGAAAATCGATGGTTCCCGTCCAGGCGGTAATCGGTGATTTGACCGCCCAATACTTAGCTGTTACGGAATCTAAATCCAGAAGTAACGAAAATCCGGTACCGATTCTTTTTATAGGATATTGGCCCACGAATTTCACAAAGCCCGTAGGCAATGTGGTATCTTCGTTAAAGGTTGCTTCCGTTATCATAATTGGGTCTTTAAAGGCAATAAGCTGGTTACTTAGCCAGCTTATTGCTTCGTTTACATATATGAGTAAAAGGTCATCGTCACCGATGGCTATTTTACCTTCGTCCCGTATACGGACACGAAGGTCAGGTAATAGGTCGAAACCAGTAATTTAGGTCACCTTCTCTCGTAATTTTTTATTTCAACTTGCGATTATTTATACAGAGTTTTAAAGTATATTTGAGGGATTTATGCATTAAAAACTATGTATAAGCTGAATAAATGGTATAATAAAATACATGAGGCAGGAAAGACCCGTTGTTCCTGGGTTTCATCGTTTACAGAATGGAACATTATCGAACGTTGCATGTAATGATTGTATTTTTATCGTTTAAATAGTTTATCTTTATAGTAAGCTTCTGCTTGATATATCACTGCTAAAGGATTGTGCCCTAAAACTCTGTCTTTTACTGCAAAGACAGTTACTGGAGCTTCTGAATATTTAATGAATAACGAATCATGTCCAACACATAAACCTAAAAGAATATTAAGGTCTGTTTTCGCTTCATTCAAAAACATAGCTTGCCCGATAGGGTTACACATAGCTACTTTTTCAGGTTCTATCACATCAATATACTCTTTAGATATATGACCATTTTTACAGATGACAGAATTTACTTCAAACCCATTGTGAGAAAGTACTTTGCTTAGCATTTTACTTTCATTAACTAACCCAATACAAAACGCAAGACCTATATTTTTGTAGCCACACTCATTTGCAAAATCCATGATTTCTTCCAATCTTGTATTTTTGCAATATCCTTGACTTGTTATTAAGGATGAAGCATGAGCTATTTTATATATATCTTCCTGTTTATATAATTCCTTTATTACTCCCATTTTTTCATTGATGCATGGACAATTTTTAGGAGCCTTATTTAATTCACCATTGCTACAGACGTGTACAGAGCATAAAGCACAATTATACAAAATAGTTCCTCCTCGTCAAATGTTAGTTAAGTATTATAATACTGCAGTTATGTATTATTTTCCTTTTGATAATATATCTGTTCTTCACATAAGGCTTTAATATAGGACATTAACCCCCTGGAATGCTTAGTCCAGGGGGTGTTTACTTAACGGTTTATTCTCGGACGCTAAAATCATTCCCTCTTTTCTTCCTCATATATCTACTTGATTTCGCTCCGTAGCAACCATCCATCAAAATATTTTCATTACTAAAGGTACTGGCCAGAGATAACACCTTTTGCTGCCACAATTGTTTCGCCTGTTCCTTGGTGGCGTAATCTCCGGGAGATAATAAGATTATGGCATATTCAATAATTAGGCTATTAAATTCTTCAGGGAAACCCATTTCCTCAAATTCCACTTCACCATCCGCATCTATAACCGTTTCCCCTTCTTCCAGCGGAAGATCATCTGTTTTCTGTTCCATAAAGGACAGGTGACTATAAAACTGGGTTGCTAAATTTCGCATTTCGGTAAGCGTTTCGTCCAAGGCATCTTGAACCTCATATTTGCTACAGGTGCTTTCATCCATGTCTTTGAGCTTAAGTCGTAGACGATAGATGATTTTATTTACGGCAGACATCTATTCCACCACACTTTATAATAAATATCCCCCGGCCTAGCCGAGGCCACTGAAAAACTTTACTTTTAACGGAGCAAAGAACAAAGAGTACGAAACAGCAGACGGCCCTTATTCCCAATTTGGGGATAAGGGTCGTTATTACTTATCACTTACTGTATCAATTTTAATATTCTCTTTATATTTACAGCAAAGATCGCCATTGCCCCCTGTAACTGCATACCAACAAGACCCGAAGACGATGCTACGTCATACCCGTGCCTGTGTTTGAGTTCACTGTTCTTTGCTTCAATCTTATAGCGCTCCTTTGCCCTTTCCCTAAAGTACTCGCTTTCCTGGAAAGACATTTGTTCGGTGTGCTCACCCGAAAGGTATAGCCTCCTCATATTTTGAGGAACTATACCTTTTTTAGTAGCAACGAGAGACTTTTTCAGCGGCCTCGCTCTAATCTGGTCATCATTTTTCCAAGCATGGAATCCTACGCCCGACTTGTGACCAGTCACCTCATTGAGTACAGCGAAGACTAGTCCAGTGGACGTTCCTATATTAATCCCAAAATCATTACTGAGATTCAACTGCAATTAGCAAAGACTGCTTAACCTTTTCGGAGGAGCGAAGGTTTTTGCGAACTTTTCTTGACACTATCCAGAAAAGAATATTTATACTATATAATGCATACATATGCATTATATAGTATAATTAAAATATTTAATATAAGAAATTGAAGGCCTAAGAAGCTTGGCATTTGTTGGATTTCCTCATTTTTACCTACGAAGTGTTTTAAAACTAATATATTTATTCTATCGGAATCACGATAATAGAAAAGTGTCTTAAAAAATTATTTAGTGTGTTACTTAACACACTTTTTTTTATTCATAAGTGCAAAAATTAACAAATTGTATGAGTTGTTACAACTATTGACATTATAGTCAAAATTGATTAAATTCTATTTATCGGTAAAAGAATTTTAAAGGAGATAGTAGATATGAAAAAGATATTTGTATCCATTTTCATGGGGTTATTTATTTTTGGAGGAACAGCAAGCTTAAATATATGCAATGCAGCATCATTCCCTCAAGACATTGTTTCATGGCATTATTTATCTGACGGTGACATGAAACAACGTATTGCAAGCACAATAACTGTTTCTAAAGATGTAGTTTCCTATTTTATAGAAAAAGGGTACGCACCGATGGATATAGCAATGGCTGGATTATTAGCTGGTCAAAATTATAATGTCAATGTGCATATTAGCAATATAAGCGAAATATTGTCAAAGAAGGCTAGTAGTAACACTTGGCAGGATATTGCTACTGCTATAGGAGTTGATCAAGAAACCTATAATCAATACATGGAGAGAGCAAAAAAACTAGTTTAAATCCTGCAGAACTATGCATTTCGGTAGTTAACCCCATTTTTCACTGAATTCTATATAAGCCGGGGCTTTTCACCCCGGCTTATTTCTTTTTACGATACAGTGACTACGCAAGTTGCTACGGTAAGCTCATACCCGAAAATGGCTGCGGACACCGTTAATGTCGCAGTATCCGCAGCCACCCATGCCGCAGCACTACCCGTAAGGGTTACGGTTAAGACACCATCCGTCATATCATGGGAGCCTGCCGCCGGTGAAATGCTGGCCGTGCCAGCAGTGGAGGTATCCGCAATAGCCAACGTTACCGGGCCATTATACCAAGAACATACTTCTCCACCAGACGTTTTCAATGTAACAGTTATGGCTTGCGTAAATCCTGTACTGCCGGCCGATTCGCTAACCGTTGAAGGACTGACATTTAGCACCATATCGCCGGACAAGGCTTTAATCAAACTAACCAGAGTATCCCGGCTACCGGAACCATTCGCTACTATATGTTCATACAGGGCTTGCTGCCCATCAGTCATACTCATGTAAGACCATCCTTTCAAACTAAAGTAAGGGTAAGAGCTACGCTCCCACCCTCTTATGCATCCGCAACAGACGCAGTATACACATGCAGTACGCCAAAGTCTTCGTCATTGTACACCGATTTAGCAATACCGAAGATTTGCCCAAATTCGAATCCAACTTTATTCCCATAGTCAAATTCTTCTTCATTCCATTCCGGGTCACTGCCAACAGCAAAGCAAGCGGCCTGTGCTCCAA